AGTTCCCGACACGCTTTAATTTCGCGGGAGTGATGTTGAAAAACAAAATGTCATTCTGTCAGTTGACTGGGGGCTGTAGAAAATGGCAGACGATTCCAAAGGCAACGCGATCAAGGCTCCTGGCCTCCAGGAGTGGGCGACGTATTATGAAATCTCCCTGCGACAGGCGTTTCGCTGGCAAACCGCCAGTCTCGAAAAAATGCAGGGGCATCCGCCGTTTCAAGACCCACCAGCAATGATCGCCTGGTGGGGGAGGTGTTTCAAAAATCGCGTCTCCTCCAAAATCACCAAAGCCAACGCCAAATGGGCCACCGGCGCACGTCCATCGAATCAGCCTTCTCAGTCCCCTCCGGACTCATCGGATTCAGCACCCGACGTAACTGCTCCAAAAGAAGCCAACTTCGACTTCGGCGAGCTCAATACCGATCTGACCACTTTAAACAGCATCTCCGTCGCCCGCATGGCCGTCGCTGATTGTTGGGCCATCTACCAGGACGCCCGGACGCGCGGAGCCCTCGGCGAACTCGACCACCTGCGCCAGAACCTCCAGCGTTCGCAGGAGACTCTCTCCAAGCTCGAATCCCGATCCACCCGCCAGCTCCAAGCCGAAGGAGCCCTCGTCCTGGCCTCCGAAGTCCAGGCCCGCCTGCTCCCGCTCCTCAAAGTCATTCCTCAACAATTCTCCCGCACCATCGAAACCGCCCTCCTCCGGCTCCTCACAGATCAACTCCACATCACACCTGAGACCATCCGCGCCGCCGTCTCCGCCGCCCAATCCGAAGCCTGCACCCACATCACCAACCACCTCCTGCCCCTCACCACCGACGAAATCAAACTGCTCGCCACCGAGCCCGCGCCCCCATGATTTCTCCCGCCCCCAACAAAGGCGAAACCCTCGTCAACCAATGCCTCGCCGAAGCCTTTCGCCCCCTCAGCACCGAACGCATCGCCGACTGGGCCTACCGCGTCATCCGTTTAAACAACGTCGAAGGCGAATTCAAAAACCTTCCCTACGACGTCCAACGCACCCCCATCAACACTGACATGTTCGACTGGTGGCAAGACCCCACCAGCAAATATTCCGAATACGTCATCATGAAAGGCTCCCAGGACGGCCGCACCCTCGGAGCCGCCATCTGCGCCGCCTACAACTTCGCCAACAACCCCGGCAACTTCGGTTATTTCGGCTCCAGCAAAGAAGAAGCCAACCGAATCACCCGCGCCCGGTTCATGCCCATTTTGCGTCAGGCCGATCCCAGCATCTCCGATGCCATCGACCTCGCAGGCGAAGCTGCCGTCGTCAAACTCATCAACGGCAACGTCTTCCTCACCCACGGCGGCACCGTGCCCCCCGCCTCCTGGCCACTCCGCGACATTGTCATCGACGAAGCCGCCATCCAGCCACTCACCGAATTCGGCTCCACCATGGAACTCGCCGCCAAACGCAGCGAGAAACAAAGCGGACGCAAAATCCTCATCTTCTCCAAGCCCGAAATTTGGCCCAAATACCAAGCCAACCCCCGCAACGGAGACCTCCGTCTCATCAACGGAGAACGCGCCCTTTTCACCGAAAAATGGATGTCCGGCACCCAGGAAGTCCCCATGGTTCCCTGCCCCCACTGTGGCGGATTCCAAGAGCTCACCGACGAACAATTCCGCGCCCCCGCCCGACTACTCCCCGGCCTCGACCTCCAGGAAGCCGACATCGATCTCACCGAAATCGAAAACAACACCTGGTATGAGTGCGTCCACTGCGCCCATCCCATCTACGAAAAAGACAAAGCGCAAATGGTCCGCTCCTACCGACTCGAGCCCGCCCCGCTCGATCCCAAAGAAGCCAAACGCCGAGGCTTCGCCCGCCCCCGCATGGTCGGCTGCGACCCCAAACACCCCGACATCACCCGCTACAAACGCCCCCTCCCCGGCGTCAAATCCATCCACACCTCCGACCTTTACAACATCACCACCCCCGAATGTTCCTGGGGTAAAATCCACCGCAAAAAACTCGCCGCTCAGCGCGATCCCTCCGCGTGGGCCACCTACTGCAAAGACTGCCGGGGCGAGCCCCCCGCCGAGACCACCTACAGCGGAGAACTCACCGATCGCATCCTCTCCCGGCTCAAAGGAGCGTATAAAAAGCTCGGGCTCATCGACCCCCTCACCGGCGAACTCGGCACCCCACTCCATTCCCTCCCCATCGATCCCGAGCGCCTCACCGTCCAGATCGACTACCAGGAAGGCGCCGTCGGCCAGTCCAGCTACTTCCCCTTCACTCTCACCGCCTTCGACGACAAAGACCAAATCCACGTCGTCGACTACGGCATTCTCAAAACCCTCGAAGACATCGCAGACCTCCTACAGATTGAATTCCAAGGCCCCAGCGGAAAAAAAGGCCGCATCACCTTCGGACTCATGGACTCCCAGCACGACACCTCCACCGTCCTGGAATTTTGCCAACGCCCCGGCGTTTACGGCCGCCTCTATCCCTCCGCCGGCGTCAGTCGAAACCTCGACATCGACCGCCGCGATCTCACATTGAAATCCAAATACGGCGTCCCCTTCTGGGCCCTCAACTACCGTTCATCCTACTGGGAAAATCAACTCTACACCTTCGCCCTCAGCAAATGGTGCGAACTCCTCGATCCCAACAACCGCGCGCGCCTCAATGGCATCGCCGCCGCCCGACACGCCCACATCTGCCCACGCATCTTCCTACCCATCGACACCTGCGATGATTACTACGCCCAAATCTCCAACATGCACGAAGCCCCCGTCTCCGCCAAAGACCCCACCAAGGGACTATGCTGGCAAAAGATCCGCAGCTCTGATCCCAACGACTACGGAGACTGCCTCAAGCTGGCCCTCATCCTCCGCCGCTTCTTCCGCGACGGAGAAAACCGCTCTGCCCTCGCCTCGTGAAATTGACTCTCCTCCCAAAATCAAACATCCATGAATAGGCACGTTATTATTTTCACTAGCAACTGCGCTCTCATCAGCACCGAAACCTCCGCTGATCCGATCATCATAAAGAGGGAGCCGATGGCTTGGCGACCAGAGCCACAAGGAACGGTCTCCACCAGCGATCCAGGCACCGGCACCTATACCGAGCCCTGCTGGCCGGCTTACAACGATACAAATATTGCCGATTTCATTCCCCGCCAACAGCCGAAATTCTCCCCTTCCCACTCCCGTTATCTCGCGGCAAAAGACCCACACTCCGGCCAGCGCAAAATCCCAAAATTTCGCAAAATTAACCGCCCACACAAAAAGCGTTAACTCCGCCCCTCTCAACTTTCTCAAGTCTCACCTCTCACCCATTCCTCCCATGCCCATCCCCATCCCCAGCGACGACGAAATCGACTTCATCATCGAAACCAAACTCATGGACGGAGACGCCTACTCCTGCGATCTCCTCAACGCAGAGATCGAAGCCGCCCGCCAAGCCCTCGCCGACGCCAGCGTCACCAGCAGCTCCGCCCTCGGCCACAGCGCCACCGTAGACGCCGAGCTCGCCCGGGCCAACCTCAACACCCTCCTCCTCGCCCGCAAAACCTGCCAAGCCCGAGCCGCCGCCGTCGCCGCCGAACTCAGCGAACAAGAAATCGCCAACGCCCAGCCCTTCGAGGCACCCATCAACCGCTCCTTCAACTTCGCCGCCCGCCGCCTAATGTGAACGTCACAACGGAGGCACGCGAATAATGGGACACCCGAATTCACCAACCGACTTCGACGCGTTGCCTCCCGTGGCTGGTTCTGGCCGGGAGTGGATCGTGGAAATTCCATGCCGGATAGTCCACACGATGACCGTCCGCGCTGACTCCAGAAAAGAGGCTGAAGCAAAGCTACGCAAACGATCTGAACACATGGACGACTTTACAGCGATCGACCACCAAACCGTCAGCTTCGGGATCGGACGCGTGATCTGCGAAGACGCAAAACGAAATCGCCAGAACTAGTTGATCACCGACAGATTTGTCGATTATGACGCGTATTTGCGCGTAAACCAACATTTCACCTCCGATCCCTGACCTCCGATCCCTGACCCCTGACCTCTGCCCCCTGAGGTCACCGCCATGCCCCTGTCATTGACACCGCCCCTGCGGCAATGACACCGCAGCCCACGTCCACTCTTCCGCCCACTGGCTACCTCCAGACCGCCACCGGCCTCATCATCCCCGCAGGCACCAACGACGTCGCCTTCTCCCCGCCCTTCGGTTACGCTGGGGCTCCTGGCAACTACACGGCCGCTGTTAAAGATCCCGCCCAGGCCTCCATTTATTTTCCAGAGAGGCGCAGCGTCTTCGACATCACCCCCGACGACCGGCTCACCATCCTCGACAAAGCCCGCTGGGCCACCCGCAACACTGGCTTGGGCAACCGCATCAACGAAGGCATCGCCGAAATGGTCGGCGCCCTCGCCCCCAGTCCCACCACCACCGACGAAGAATGGAACCAGCTCGCCAAAGCCGCGTTTGAAGACGTCACCTCCTCCGCACTCATCTTCGACCAGGCAGGCGATGAAAACTTCGAGCAACGCCAGCTCACCCTCACCAAGAAGTTAGTCGAAGATGGAGACTGCCTGCTCGCCCTGACGGAAACAGCCTCCGGACTGCCATCCACCGCCCTTTACGAATCCCCCCAGATCGGCAACCCCAAAGGGAAATCCGCCCGCGACGGATGGCTCGACGGCGTTCAACTCTCCGGATCCTACCGCCGGCAAGCCTTCGGCATTCTCGATGCCAACCTCTGCCCCACAGACTTCAGCATCTCCGCATTCGACGCCATTTTCTTCGGCGATCCCAAACCCCACGCCCCCCGCGGCGTCTCCAAGTTCGCCACCTTCGTCAAGCGCCTCATGGACGTCCGCCAGATGGACAACGACCAGCTCGCAGGCATCCACGCCGCCAACCTCGTCGGCTTCTACCTCAAAAATAACACCCTCGAAAACGCCAAGGCCAAGGCACTCATGGACGAAGCCGTGTTTAAAACAAAATTCGGCAACACCCCCACCGCCGACGGCGACCAGAAATCCTACAAATCCGAAGACATCTTCCGCCACTCCGGCACCATGGCAGACCTCAACATCGGTCAGGAATTCGCCACCGTCCACGACGAGCGCCGCCACCCCAACACCGCCGAATTCGTCAGCTACTTCATCCGCGACATGGCCTGGGGCACCGGCTTTCCGCCCGAAGTCATCTGGTTCCTCGGCCAGCTCGCAGGCCCCGGCGTCCGCTTCATGATCAAATCCGGAGAAAAAGCAGCCAAACGCTACCGCCGCATCCTCCGCGAGCGCTACTGCCAGCGCATCTGGGTCTGGGTCATTTCCAAGCTCGTCAAACTCGGACGCCTCCGACCCTGCAACGACAACCGCTGGTGGAAATGCGAATGGTTAGAGCCCGAATCCCTCACCATCGACCTCGGCCGCGACATCAAAGCAGGCCTCGAAGAGATCCGCGCCGGAGGCAACACCTACGCCAACTGGTATGGCGAGGTAAAACAAGACTGGAAAGAGCAATTCCGCCAAAAAGCCGCAGAACTCAAGGAAGCCGCAAAGCTCGAAAAAGACAACGACCTCCCCCCCGGCTCGCTCCTCGGCCAAGTCATCATCCAGCTCAACCCCAACAACATCCAACCCGCCCAAGCTGCGTAACCATGAGGGCAAAACTGACCAACACCGAATCCCGCGTCCAGTTTCCCATCGGCCTCTGCGCCTGCGGCACCACCACCCGTCACCGGCGCAAGAATGGAGATCCCTGGTGCGTCCCCTGCCAAGTCCGTGCCACCCGCGCCGCAGAAGAAGCCAAAGGCATCCCATTCGAACCCTTCCCCCTCATGCCCGCCATGCAAGGCCGCCACGAAAACTTCCGCTTCTAACCTCACTCCCTTACTCTCCCACTCCCTAACTCTCTTTTACCCTCCTCCCATGCACTACAACCGCATCCTCAACCTCCTCACCCTCCAGCCCCTCGAACTCCGCGCCGCCGCCAACGGCCAAGGCATCGGCCCCGAGCATCGCACCTTCATCGAAGCCGTCCACGCCCGCCTCCATGGCCCCGCCGAGCGCGTTTCCCCCAGCGTCCGGGAATATGCCCCCAAAGACTTCCGCCCCGCCAACATCGCCCCCGGAGGGATCAATGCAGCTCGGCAGAAATCCGGGCTGGATCCCATTTACAGCTACGATGCCGCCACCAACGTCATCACGTTAGACATCTGCGGCCCACTCGCTCTCCACGCATCCCTTTTCGAAATGGACTGCATGGGAGTCGTCTCCTACGACCACCTCAACGAAGCCCTCCAGGAGATTCCCCAGCGTTACCCCAACGCCAAAGCCACCGTCCTCAACATCGACTCCCCCGGCGGTCAGACCCGGGGCAACATGGCCACCGCCTCCTTTGTCGAGCAGCTCACCGAAGCTATGCCAGTCGTCGCCTACAGTGATTCCATCATGTGCTCCGCCGCCATGAAGATCGCCGCCCCCGCAGACTACATCCTGACCAGTTCCGATGCTGAAGTCGGCTCCATCGGCACCGTCTTAGCCTTCCTGGACGATACCGAATACCTCCAAAACCTCGGCCTCAAATGGGAAGTCATCGCCAGCGGAGAACTCAAAGGCATCGGCTACGGACCCCTCACCGAAGTCCAGCGGGACCACCTCCAGTCCCAAGTGGACGCCGCCGCCAACACCTTCAAAGCCCACATGCAGACCCACCGCCCCGGCCTCACCGCCGAAGACATGCGTGGCCAGTCCTGGTCCGCCGCCACCGCACCCGCCGCCCTCCTGGACGCCACCAACTTCCCAACCCTTGCCCACGCCCAAGCCTTCGCCGCCACCCTCTAAAAGTGGCGGGGGCATTCTGCCCCCAAGCCCCACACCCTTTCCGGCACGTTGTCGGAACCCCGGAGGGGTCGTTGATACCCCGCTAAACTAATCCTCGGCCCCTCCGGTTAGCCTTTGCAAGCCCCACTTTTCTCACTCTCCCACTCCCTCACTCTCTTTCCTCCCCACTTGACACCCCTCCCTCATCACATCCGCAAACCACCAACCATCCTACCATGAAGAAAAAAACCTCGTTCCTGTTCCTCCTCGCGCTCCTCTGCCCCGTCTTTTCCATCACGGCTGACGACGCCCCCGGTTCCCCTGATCCCGCGCCAGATCCAGCGCCCGAGCCAACTCCCGCACCAGCTCCAGAATCCGCCGACAACCGCAGCGTCGCCGCCAAATTCATCGACCAGCTCAAGTCCAAAGACACCCTTTCCTCCGCCAACGCCAAGCTCAAAACAGACTTGGCTAGTGCCAATGCCCGCATCACCACATTGACCGCCGAGAACACCACCCTCACCGGAGCTGTCGAAGCCTCGCAGGATCTGCTCAACCGCCTCGGAGCCGTGGAAAAGGCCATGGGCCTCACTTCCGGCCTCCTCAGCACCGGCACCACACAGGAAATCGACTCCGCCATCGCTGGCAAAATCGCCTCCGGCGTCATCGACGAACAAGCCCGCGCCGGAGTCCCCTCCGCCACGCTCCCCGCCGCCGCCCCGTCGGATGTCAACCCACAAGACGCCAAACTCAACGCCCTCACCGGTCTCGATCGCTCCCAGGCTGCCTTCGCCTCCATGCCCATCTTCAAACGCTCCGCCTAGTCCATCCGTCACCACCACCACCCATTAAAATAAAGTTAGTCTAACCAACAAAACATCATGGCCCGTCTCACCCTCGCGCAAGTCGCCGCAGTCACCTCCCCAAACATCATGGGGCCGCTCATCGAAGCAAACACCACCTTCGCTCCTGAATGGGGCGTTGTGCCCGTCAAATCCATTCCCGGCACTAGCTATCAAACGCTCGTCCGCACTGGCCTCCCATCCGTCGCCTTCCAAAACCTCGGCGCAGGCGTCACCGCCACCAAGAGCCAATTCGCGCTCCGCAAGCACGATATGTTCTTCAAAAAGGCCCGTGTCGAAGCCGTCAAGGAAATCGCCGACGCATGGGATTCCCAGAGTGGCGTGGGCTCCTACTTCAACGTAGAGGCCAGCGGCATCGTGCGCGCCACCATGCAACTCCTCGGCACCCAAATGTTCTACGGCACCGCCGCAGGCACAGACAAGGGCTTCCAAGGACTCAAAGCCTTCACCCCATTCGGCGGCTCCTACACGCTGGACGCCACCGGCACCACCGCCTCCACCGCCTCCAGCATTTATCTGTGCTGGCTCGGACTGGAAGAAGAAGCCATCGCTTTCCTCACTGGAAACAACACCGTCTTCCAACTTCCTCCTCCACGCCTGGAAACCATCAGCGTCACCAACGCAGACGGAACAACGGGAAATGCAGACGCCTACACGTCCCAGCTCGATGGCTACAGCGGCCTCCGCATCGGCTCTCCGCAGGCCGTCGTCCGCATCTGCAACATCACTGCAGAAACAGGCAAGAAAGCCACGGACAACCTCATTGCCCAAGCCCTCGCGCTCTTCCCCATTGGCTACCAACCGAACGCCATTTTCATGAGCCGCCGCAGCCAGGAGCAGATCCGCGTCAGCCGCAGCCCCAGCAGCATCACCGTTCTCAACGGTGGAGGCATCTCCCTCTCCGCGCCGCCTCCAACGGACTACAACGGCATTCCGTTCGTCATCACCGACTCCATCCTCAACACCGACGCCATCGAATCCTAACCGCCAAAAGTGGCAGGGGCATTCTGCCCATAAGCCAATCACAGCACTAAGCAACACACCCACCCCAACAACCCATGGCCTCTTATCCAAACAATCGCGGACTCAAGTCCGAAGACACCACCAAGTTCAAAGCCCTGCCCGCCGCCGCTGCCACCAACTACAGTGACAGCATCGACCTCGGCACGGATCCCGCCACCCACGGCGTCCTCCTGGAAGGCAAGCTGGAGATCTATCTCCCCGCCACTCCTTCCCTCGTGGATGCGAAGACCGTCACCCTCACGCTGCAAGACAGCGCGGATGACTCCACCTTCACCGATGTTACCGGCATCGCCACCGTCGTCGCCACGGGCGCCAGCTCCGCCGGAGCCGCCGCCATCACGCGGGAAGTCCCCATCCCCTCCACCCTCCGTCGTTACGTCCGCCTCAAACAGGCTGTCCTAACTGCTGGCGGAGACAACACCGCCATCTCCACCCGACTCGCCTTCCTTTACGGAGCCTGTTAGGCAAACCCTTTGCTGCCCTGCAAACCGCCGGGGCTGGAAACGTGCCTTCTTCGTCGTTTCCCACGCCCTCCAGCCCCGGCATTTCCCTTTTTCAATTCACATGCTCACCTTCCTCTACCTCTTCGCCTTCGCCTCCGCTAACGCCCTGGAAAAACCCGTCCTGCTCTACGCCGGATACGAGCCCGGAGATCAATTCGCCGCCTACAAGCAGGCCAGCCTTTCACCTTGGGACCATTTTGTGTTCGGCACTTCTGCTGGATCTGAAGTCCGCGCCCCGCATTCCTTCACCCCGCAAGAACGCGCAGAGTTTAGTGAATGCGTCATCGCTGCTGCAGAAGCCGCCGCCCGTGCCGCCGCCACCGAAGACACGGAAGAACTGCTCAGTATCACCGAACGCGCCTACACTGCCTACTGCGAAGCTGTAGGCGGTAAAGCATTCAACGGTGATCCTCTCCCGTCCTGGAAAGAATTTGCCGCGGATCCCGCCAAACAACTCCAAGCCAACGCCTGGGTCCAAGCCCTCGCCGCCGCCACCGACCAACCCGCCGTTCCTTTGCCCGAACCCGATCCCGCAAAAGAAACCCCGCCCGTCCTCACCCTCCCACCCAACGGAGGCCCAGCCAAGAAGGCCAAATAAACAAGTTGCTAGTTCCGTTCGTTTCATGCTGCCCGCCCCTGTCTTGGCCTGACCACCGAGGCAGGGGCTTTTTTCTTAGTGGCGGCGGCATTCTGCCCCCAAGCCCAGCACCCGCCCCGCCCTCCGGCCTCCTCACTTTCTCACTCTCTGACTCCATCACTCTCTAATCAGCCATGTCCTTCGCCGCCCTCACCGCCCGCCGTCACGCCTCCATTGCCCGCCGTTTCGCGTCTAATGCCGCCGGAGAGCTTCTGAAGGTATTCTTCCCCACCACGCCAGGCGCGCGCGCCACAGAGTTCCCTGACGCCGTCACGGCCATGCAGGGACAGACCAACAAAGCGGACAAAGACGTCTCCCATCTCCTCGACCAAAAGAAGTCCACCCACACCATTTCCGTCATCACCGCAGAGTTGCCAGCCGCCTATCGGCGCGGAGATCGGGACTCCATCCCCAAGCAACAAATCCTCAAGCTCGGCCACACCATCGAAACCGCAGTCTCCTACAAAGTCACCTCCTCCAGCTCCGCCGCCGGCATCACCCAGATCGAATTCGACTCCAACACCTAGCCGTCATGTCAATCCTATCCATCATCGGCCTCTCCATGATCTCCGCCTCCCTCGGCGGCCTTCTCGTTTTCTGGATCAATCATCGGCATCAACGCAGTGAATATCTCCGTGGCTACAAGAACGGCTTCCAAGCCCTCACCAAACGCAACTAACACTCCGTCTTCCAAACTCCGTCCTCCGCCATGCAAGCCACCCTCCGCATCAAACCCTCTTCCATCAGAGATCTGGAGCGCGCGTTGCGGGAGACCATGGCCATGAAAAAAGGAGATCCCGCCGCCCTCGTCAACAAAGCCGCGCAATACGTCACCAGCTTCGCCGCAGCCACCGGCACCAATGCCAAGATCCCCATCGCAGATCCCGCTAAAATCGAATCAACCCTGCGCCGCATTGTCCATCCCCTAACGCAGCGGAAAAGCCGCGCCATCGGCAAAGGCAAACGGAAGAAAATCAACCGCGCCGCCGCTGTGCAAAACGAGTGGCGTGGCACCCTGGCCTCCGTCATCATCGCCTCCATTCTCGCAGGCAAGCAGGGGAAGATTGGTCGGCGTTACGTCAAGCTCGCTCAAAAGCTCACCAAAGGCAAAAACGACAAGGGAGCCACCGCCAACCAATTTTACCGCATCGTTGCCAAATTCGTCAGGCTCAAACAAAACAGCGTTGGCCTTCACCGCGCCGGCCTGCTCCCCGCCATCAAAGCCTTCCGTGCCAAAGCTGGAGATGCTGCCATGCGCCGTTTCAAAGCTCCCCCCGGCTCCGCCACCGCAGCTGAACGGGGCTCCTCCAAAATCATCGCCACCATCACAGACTCCGCCCGCGCCATCACTGAGATCGCCCCCAATGCCCTCCGCCAGGCCGAATCCGAAGTCGCCCGGCGCTTCACCAAATGGATCGAAGAAGACCTCCTCAAATGCGCCAAAGCCGAAGGCTTCAAAACAAACTAACACACCGCGCACCTGACCTCTGACCTCTGACCTCTGACCTCTGACCTCTGACCTCTGACCTCTGACTCTCTTACCCAATGAACTTCTCCCCACTGCCCCCCACCAACGAGCTCCGCGCCTCCATCATCGAGCTGTTAGGCAACGGCATCGCCACTCACCTCGATCCACTCTTTCCCGGCATCCCCATCTATGGCGATGACGAACCAGAGAACGCCGTCGCTCCCTACATCGTTGTCGATCTCACAGCCGATCCCCAGCCATGGAAGAAATCCCACTACTGGGCATTTCGCACCGTTGTTAGGCTAGTCCAACCCATTGCCATCCCGGATGATCCATCCGTCTCCCTGGATTACGATTCGCTCGACCAGGCCACCTACGAGCACAACCTCGCCGCCATCATCCTCGGAGCATTCCCCAAGGTCGGCATTGCCTACAACTCCGCATCCCGCGCCACCTACCGCAACCTCAGCGACTGGCTCACCCTCTCCGCCTCCGTCCTCTCGCATCCACTCGTCCTCTTGGACGTCGCCCAGCTCCACCGGCCAGACAACACCGATGCCGGACTCCCCATCCGCGCCAAAATGGAAATCGCCGACAACCAAGACCTCGAATTCGATTTCCTCCTCGTCGCCGCCCTGGAAGACACCGAACTCTAGCAGGAAATTTAATACCCTGAATAATACCTTTTTCAGAAACTATTTTCCATTCCCCAAAAATAATTTTTCCACCCTCTGACCTCTGACCTCTGACCTCTGACCTCTGACCTCTGACCTCTCCCTCCCATGCCCGCCACCTGCCCCAGCTTCATTCTCCATTCACTCCAGGACGTTTACCGCTTCGGCCTCCACGCGGAGCCATCCCACATGTTCCTCCACGAGGTCACAGATGTCCCGCACCGCGTGCGGGATCGCATCATGAATGAGAACCTTGGCGTCGCCATCTATGAATTCTTCGCCGACGTCGGCATGACCATCAAAGTCGACTGCCACATCCGCGCCCAGTCCGGCATTCAGAATCAACACCCCGGCTCCGCAGTCAGCACCTCCGTTCTCAACATCCTCTTGGGCGATGCCCCATTTGGTTTCAGTTACGGCCAGGGCGTCTTCGCCCTCTCCCAGATCCAACGTCGCCGCCCCGCTGGTGAATTCCACCACGTCCCCTTTGAAATCGAATGGCTCTTCCCCGAAGGTGATCTCTACGGCAGCGGCATCACCGTCGATCCCGACGTCGGCGCTCCCCCGATCGAAATCGGCGGTGGAGATCCCGGCCCCGGCACCATCGATCCCGGCATCGGAGGAGAAGGCCTCCGCACCTACCGCCTGCACTATCATTTCGAACCCGCCCGCGGCCGCGCCGAATCCAACCGCAACGGCTACGTTACCCGCATTCTCAGCTCCGCCACCACGCCGGAAACCATTGCCCCGCTTCTCATCTATCAAAATCCCCCCGGCTACGTTTGGCAATCCACCCCGTCCTCCACCAGCGCCGTCCCCTCCGGCTGCTACTGGACATCCACAGACTCCACGGCCGATACCGAAGCCAGCGTCCCCGGCATTTACACCCTCACCGGCGTCTATCAGCTCGAAGGCTCAGAGACCGAAGGCATATGGCTCTACGAACACGCCGATCTCGTTGCCAGCCCAAAAGAACAGGACACCACCGCCTACGGCACCGACGTCATCGTCGTCCGCTACACCAACGGAACGAAACGCATCATCCTCGGAGACCTGCCCAACCTCGCTGCCGTCCGCACCCATCTAGGATTAGCCAACAACTCTACCTTCACCGCCGTTTACTCCGCCAAGACCGCCACCTATTACCACGGAGAAGCCGTCGCCGGGCTGGATGAACTCGCCTTCTGGCGTTTTACCAAAGACCAACCGGTTGCCCAAAATTACCTGCAAATTTACGAAATCTTCGGCAGCCGCACCCCCGCCTCCAACTATCATTATCTGCGCTGCACCTACAACCTCTTCGATCCCGACCTCGTCATGTTCGGTGCGCCCAATCCGCCACCACCAACGCATTACAACCTCGTCACCTCCGCTTCCGCCTACCTCATGGATGGTGATCCCGTCGCCATTTACAATTTCAACGACTCGCATTACGACGTCGGGAATTCCTCCGCCGTCTCCGGCATCAGCATCACCCCACCCACCACCGGGGATGATCTCTGGATTTTCCAACGCGGCTCCGGTCTCGGCTCCATTTCCAACACCTGGGACTACCTCCGCGCCAACGCCAATACCACCGGCGGCTTCTGGACCGCCATGGGCCACTCCGGTTCCTACAGTGACGACACCACCAAATACAAAGTCCTCTTCCACGCCAACGGCAACGGAGGCCGGGGAAAATACTACATCGGCTCTTCAGCCATGGGCAATCCATGGGACGTCATTGGGCTATCACTTTACTAACCGTAAACCACTTTCCAGGCGCATTGTGAACGTCTGGAATCTTGGACAGTGCAGACAGAGAACGAAGGCCGGGAAATACGTTTCCCGGCCTTCACCCTGTGGCGGGGGCATTCTGCCCCCAAGCCCAGCACCACAGAGCCACAGAGCCACAGAGCCGCAGAGCCTCAGTTTCTGACCACTGACTCCTGACTCCTGACCTCTGACCCCTCTGTCTTGACTCCCGCCCCCCACAAACGCCTCTCACACCAACCTCATCTTTTCACCCGCCTCCACCATGCCAGCCAACGTGCCCTACGCCCTCATCCACGGGACAAATCTCGATACCAACCCCGGCCCCAACGGTGATCTCACCTCCTGTTATTACGACGGAGCAATCACCTTCAAGCCCAGCCACGAAAACAAGATGCGGATGCGCAATTACCAGGGCGTCAACGCCGCGCATCTCCTCACCACGCCACGTTTTGACCTCACCGCCCCCGTCATCCTGAAACAGGAAAACAGCACGTTTGGCAACATTCATCCTGGCTACGGCGTCAGCCGTGCCATCGTCGTCTGCGCCGGAGATCGCGGCGGGCACGGATTCCCCATGGATACAAACGCCCCCGGCTACTTCATCGTCGGCGACATCTCCAGCAGCGTCGAACTCGGCTCCTACCGCAAGCTCACCCTGGAGCTCGAGCTCTTCGGCTTCGCCACCACCACCGCCGCCAACGGCGGGGTCTAAAAGTGTGGCATGGGCATCCTGCCCATAAGCCCCTCACCCATTACCGTGTCGGTTAGGCCGTCAGGCCTGCCGAGAGCCCCGGACTAGGCTCGTCAATCGCCGCATCATATCCGGATGGTGCGGCGAAACTACATCCCCCCATCACCTGCCAATCTTACCCTTCCAACACTAAACGAAATGGCATCCGTCAACAAAGTCATCCTCATCGGGAACATCACCCGCGCCCCAGAACTCCGCTACACGCCCAAAGGCACCGCTTGCACCGAGATCGGCCTCGCCATCAATCGGAAATGGAAAGATGATAGCGGAGCCACCAAAGAAGAAGTTACGTTTCTCGACATCACCTTCTGGGGAAAAACCGCCGAGACCATCAGCAAATTTTGCCACAAAGGCGATCCACTCTACGTCGAAGGCCGCCTCCAAATGGACACCTGGGAAGACAAGACCAGCGGCCAGAAGCGATCCAAAATCCGGATCATCGCCGAGGAATTCCAATTCCTAAAATCCGCCACCAGCAACGGAGCCAGCAACGGAACCACCGCCCGCCAAGCCGCCCCAGCAAACACCCCCGCTGCCACCACCACCGGAACCCGCGACGAATACCCCTTCTAATTTCCCTAGGATGCCATGAGACGATTACTCTGCTACTTAATTATTATCGTCATCCAACCAATTCACACGATTCTTTTCGTAGGCTACAAGCTGGGTGAATTGTCAAGAAAAGCCATGGGGTTATTCGACCCATTGGCTGAATGGGTAAGGAAAGGATTGGCAAAATGAACCGAGAACTCACGTCCCATTAGTCCCTTCCATCCCCTCCCGCCGCGCACGCCCCATTCTCTCATTTTCTCATTCCCTAATTTTCCTTCTCTGCCACCATGATCCTCGACTTCCAAACTGGCGATCCCATTTTTGCCGCTGCCTGCGCCTCACTCGGTATGCCCTGCCGATTCGATCCCATGGAGCACAAGCCCACCGCCTCCGCCAAGCGCAACCAGCTCTACAAGACCTGGCACATCGCCCGCTCCGAAGACGGCGCGCATGATCCCCGCAGCATCCTGGAAGAGCTTTCCAACGGCAACCTCGCCCAGACCGCGCCCGCCCATCCCATTTTCTCAGCCCTGGCTGCGATCGAATCCTACGCCGCCCTAGCCGCGCATCCCAGTTACGAGCTCTCCCTCGTCCCCTTCTTTCCCACCGCCTTCCGAGCCAAAACTAACCGCATTTGCACCCTCCGCCCCCCACGGCAGAATGATGGTCGTTTAAATCACATTGAGCACACACTGGAGCGAAAAATAATAAGGATGGTCCCGCAATACGCCGCCGTAGCCGCCGTCTGCGGCTTCCGCTTCTACAGCACGATTGGAGAGCCATCCGTCCTCATGAGCGATTCCGTAGCCTTCCCCGGCCTCAGCATCCTCCAGCTCGTCGAATGGTTCAACCACTTCGCCTCCATGGCCAACGCCGGCGGCATCATCCATCCCGGCTCCGTCACCGTCGCCCACACCCTCCCCGGATTCCCCCCAGGCGAACACCCAGCCCACTACGCCCTAACAGCCATCCGCATCTTCCAAGCCTACTCCCAGGCCCAAGCCCCCACCCGCTTCCTCTTCACCGGCACCTTCTCCGCTCTCGTCCCCACCAAACTGGACCCATCCGAGCAAGACCGCACCCTTCGCTTTCTCACCCAAGGCGGCTCCGCCCTCCTCTGACCTCTGACCTCTGACCTCTGACCTCTGACCTCTGACCTCTGCCATGCAAAATCCACCACCAGCCACCGACCCCACCGACATCCTCGCCGCCTTCGCCGCTCACAATGCAGCCGCCGCGCAATCCCTCCCACCAGGAGCCGCCCCGCTCGGTCCCAAGGTCGCCCGCATCCTCGAACTCCTTCGCCTGCTGGAGCCACCTGATCCCGCCCCCGGAGATCCACCACTGCCCCCAGCTCCAGAAACCGCCCGGGGCGAAATCTGCGAACTCCTCAAATCCCTCTCGTGGCCAGTCCAGACCGCCCACGGCCCCGTCGAAACTCCCCTCATGCTCACTCTCGGCAAGCAGGATCTCTGCGAGCGACTCTTCCGGCAGGATGGCGCCGGATCCGAACTCGACCGCCGCTGGATATCCTCCGCCAAGATCATCCTCTACGTCGCCTGTCACGACGTCCGCACCTTTGCCTACTACTATTCATCCCTCCCCGGGCAGCTCCTGGCCGTCCATGAATGGTATGATCAACAAATCACCGATCTCGCCTCCCGCGACCTCCTGGCCGAAACCGCCTACGCCCTCTGGAATGGCCACCGCATCACCATCAGCGTCCCCGCTCCAGCCCCTCATGGAACCCACACCTCGGGAAACTAGCATGGCCTGACTGGCAATACCAGATCAGGCCCAAACTCGTCTCCCTCACCGGGCTCACCTGGCATCAAGTCTATCACGAGCTCCCCCTCTGCGATGCCTACGGCCTCCACCACCAAGCCCTCATCCAGCTAGGCATGGCCACCGCCTGGCCAGCCCAAACCCGCGCCACCGAATCCGCCATCCGCGCCAAATTCGCCCAGGCATTCAACCAGCAGTAAACGCCCTCAAAACCCCGCCGGACAACCTCCCGCGGGGTTTTGTTTTTTTCGTGCCCTTCGTGTTTTTCGTGGTTCCCCTCCCATTGACTCCGCCCCTCCGGCATGAGTCAAATCACCTCCGAGATCATCCTCGATCCCACCAAGGCCATCAACCAAGCGGACGATGCCGCCAAGCAAATCACGTCCAAATTCGACAAGGCGCGCAATTGGTCGGATGATCTCGTCAAAACCGCCACTGCCAAAGGTGCGGCCATCGGAGGGAACGCTGGAATGGGCCTCCAGAAAGTAGCCCAGTTCGCCGACGATGCCCAGTACGGCCTCAAAGGCGTCACCAACAACATCTCCGACACCCTCATGGCCCTCGGCGCCGGAGCAGGCCTCGCCGGAGCAGCCACCATCGCCGCCGTCGGTATTCAGACCGTATTGATTCCCGCCCTGGAAAAACTCGCCTTTGGTGAAACAGAAGCCGCCCGCACCGCACGCCAGCAAGCCGCTGCCGAACTCGATGCCGCACAAGCAAAGCGGCGCCTTGCCGTTGAAACAAAAATTGCCGACAAAGCCCACAAAGACTGGGAAACCCGCCTTTCCTCCAGCATCAGCACTGTCAAAGCCATCAACGCTGCCGTCACCGAAAGCATTTCGCGTCAGCAAGAATGGAATGATCTCAAGACCTCCAACGCCAAAGCAAAAATCGAGGCTGAGGACATCCCAGAAATCGACCGCATCAAAAAGATCGCCGCCGCCGAAGCAGGAGCCATGGTGGAAAAAAATCGCTTGGACCGCGTCGCCGGACAAACCACTGCAGCCAACCTCAACAAAGAATACGAGGCGCAACAAAAACTCTACAACGAAACGGCTCGCGCTTTCGGTGTCGCGTCTCAAGAGAGAGCGAGAATCCGCAAGCAGTCTGACGCGCTCGCAGGCGACAAAAACACGGAAAGCCAGAAAAAAGAATTAGAGGTTCAAGCTGAGGCATTTGAAAGGCAAATGGCCGAACTAAAAGCCAAAAAAGAGGAGCTAGGTAGCAGCCTCAAATCTCTCGAAGGCGATAGAAACTCCGCCAACAAAGCCTACGCAAAAGCTGTCGATGAACAAAAGATGCTAGATATTCGTTTGGAAACGAACACCATTCAATCCCAGCAAAAAATTAAGAAAATCCTCGAAGCAACCGCCAAAGAGCGGGAGCAATCGTTTTCCGCCATTGCCGACATCGGAGCAGGCATGGCCAAAAAAGGAGACACAGCCGCTGGGAAATTCGACAAAGCCAACGCCAAAGACGCAGACCTTGCGAGCGACCGCGCCGCCTTCGATGCAGAGCTCCAGATCCAATCCCTCCGCGCCAAAGGCCACGACCGCCAGGCCGACAAATTGAAGAAAGAGCAGGCCATCATCAAAGAGACCCAAGCCCTCCTCAAAATGGGCTACACCGAACAGGAAGCCGCCGATCGCGCCCGCCGCAAAGCAGACTTGGATGATCCCCGCAAGACCAACTCCAGCCACCGCCTCACAGCCGAGGAAATGGCCGCCAAAGGCACCCGCACCAGCCACAACGGCCTCGGCTCCGCTAGCTTCTCAGGTCTCGATTATTTGGAAAAGGGGAAAGGGACATGGTTCGGTAAAGGCCGAGTCGGCGACCAAAACTTCGCCCGCCTCGACGCCATGGCCGCCCGCCAAAAAGAATCCGATGCCGCCCGGCAGCCCCGCATCACCGACATTTCCAAGGGCCCCAAATCCGAAAACAACATCCTCGTCGACGGCCTCGCCAGCACCACCAAAGAGCTCGCCGCCCTCCGCGAAATCATCGCCCCCCTCGTCAAAAAATACAACGCATCGGATCTCAATCAAAAGCCCCAGTAGCAGAGCGGGCAAGATTAGCCCCATTCGACCTATTAGCCCTATCCCACCACGCACGCCCTTTGACTTCTCTCCCATCACAGAGAGATGCAAAACGTCCATTCCCACTACCGCGCCGGATTCAACAACCAAACGTACCAATTCATTGGCACGCGCGGAGTCCCGCGCAGCGTCTCCGGCCTTGCCACCTTCCAAGAAAAAGTAGCCTGGCGCGGCACCTTCGCCTGGATGGCCAACACCGCCTTCCCCATTGGGAAAAAGCATCCTAACTCCAACTACCCCTACTTCTTCGCCCAGCAACTCCTCGGCGATATCGTCCCCTCTTGGACCGGGGAAGTCTGGCAAGGCACCCTGGAATTCGCCGGCGTCTTCAATCCCGGGAAAACCATGGTTTCCGAAGAAATCGGCACCTACATCCAAGGCAAAGCCTTCCCCAAAATCGCCGGCGGCACCTACGGCACGCCCAGCATCATTCTCCCCGGCCGCACCAGCAACGTCAACGACTCGCAGGTCAACCAGCTCGTCCCCAGCTACAGCCGCAGCTACATTTCCACCACCGCTCCAGAGCTCCCATTCGTCGATTCCTTCGGCGTCGAAACCAAGCCCCTCGGCTGGGTTGCCCCCATGACCCCAGCCGCCCTAACGTGGCTTTTCCCCCAGTACGCCACCTACACCTATCCCAACGGTTGGTATCTCGCATCCCGCACGACCAAGCAAATGCGCCTCTCCGACGGCACCCTCATCCCCCTCTACGACGTCTCCGAACAATGGCTCTACGTCCCCGCCGCCTCCACCCTCTGACCTCTGACCTCTGACCTCTGACCTCTGACCTCTGACCTCTGACCTCTGATTTCCGTCTTCCTAACTTTCTCACTCTCTAACTCCCTCACTCCCTTTCCGCCATGTCCCTCCTCTCCGCCTCCATCGCCATCGCCCCCGTCCTCCAGCTCACCACCACCGACGCTACAAATTACATCGACGTCGGCGCCCCCTCCCAATACGATCTCCAGATCGACGACCTCACCTACAAAGCCGACGTCATCAACTACCGCGGAAATGACATCGTCGCAGATCTCAGCAGCAGCAGCTCCGCCTTCGCAGGTTTCACCTTCCGCAACGACTTCGGTGTCTCCTTCGGCACTGCCAGAGGATTCTCCCTCATCCGCATCAAAGTCACCCGCGTCACCGGCTCCGCCTCACCAGATCTCGCTCACCCCGTCTCCATCGTCCTAACTGGCCCCGGCCTCCCAGCCTTCACCGTCGATGTCGTCGCCCCCCAAGAATTCGTCTTCATCCAACCAATCGGTTCCCTGGCAGATCTCAACGCCACCACCAGCCACATCGCCGCCACCGTCCCTGTCGAGAATCAAGGCATCCTCGCCCTCCACATCCAACTCCACGCCTGGAAAGACGCCTAGTGGCGGGGGCATTCTGCCCCCAAGCCCAGCACCGCATACCCACCGCGCACGCCTGACCTCTGACCTCTGACCTCTGACCTCTGACCTCTGACTCCTGATTGACTCCCTCCCTCCACTAAATCCTCGCAACCCTCACCTCTCACCTCCCAACTTTTATGAGCAAATTCATCTTTTCCACATCCGCCCTCCTCGATTACAACGCCTTCGATCCCGCAGGCTCCCGGCCCCGATTAAACATCAGTCTGGAGACCCGCGCCGAAGCCCGTGATGCCCTCGATAACGACTCCCTCACCAACGGCCTCGTTTTCAAGGAATACAAAAACCGCACCACCGACGTTTCCGTTCAACTCAGCGCCACTACCGGCGTAGCCCTCGAAGACATCGCCTTTCAGACTGTTCGCTTCGCGCAAGTCAACATTGTCAAAACCGCCACCGTCACCACCGGCACCGTCTCCATCACCATCCCGCAATTCGGCATCACCAGCGGCACCCTCAACTTCGGCAGCACCAACTACGACGATCTCCCCATCGGCGCCGTCCTCCACAGCCTCAGCGGCTACAACGCCAAAGGCGTCGCCGTCGGAGCCACCGCCGTCACCGCAGACTTCACCACCCCCGTAGGCTTCGCCGCCAACATACTCTACATCGGCGACACCGCAGATTAATCCGAGCTCTGACCTCTGACCTCTGACCTCTGACTCCTGACTCCTGACCTCTCCCTCCCATGGCCAAAGAAAAATTCCTCACCGGCATCCCCGAAACCTCCGACACCGAAAAAGACCGTCTCGGTAAACTCGCCAACGGCATCGCCGTCCCACCCGCCGACTACGTGGCCTACACCTACCTCGGCAGCACCAACAACATCGCCACCGCAGTCTACAAGATCGGAGGCAGCGGAGGCACCACCGTCGCAACCCTCACCTTCACCTACGTCGATGACGGTGCCGCCGATGACGACAAGATCGAATCCATCGCCCTCACCTAACTGACTTCTGAGGCTCTGACTCCTGCCCTCTGACTCCTGCTCATGCGCTTCAATCCCCTCACCGGAAAAATCACTTACGGACCCGCCCCCGGCTCCAGCCGCCCGGCGCCGCGCTTCGAGCAAATTTCCGGCAAGGTGGATTTTAGCCGCCGTCAAAGCTCCGGCCCCGTTCCTTCGCTGGATCTAAACTTCGCCCTCGGTTCCTTCGCTGCCGCCCGCGGACCACTGCCAACCTTCAGCCGTGCCTCTGCGGCAACGTATGTCGGATCCGACGGATTGATCGCCTCCGCGACAACGAACACGCCCCGGATTGATTATGATCCTGTGAATTTGGAGTGCCGTGGGTTGCTGATGGAGCCTGCTGCAACGAATGAGTTTTCAGATTCAAATTTGGCTAGTGGTTGGGCTCCTTCTGGAGTAACGAATTCTAGTGCTGGAACCTCCCCGGCAGGTTTCACGGCTGTAAAATTGACTGAGTCAGCAACAACTCAGGCGCATTTCATTTACTCCACGGAAATCACTACTGGCAGTGGATCTCGGCGTGTGTTTTCGATTTACGCAAAATCTGGAGAGCGCAGTGTGATTGGTGTAGCATTTTCGAATGCAGGCGATCGTGGGATTTTCGTCGATTTGGATACCGGGGAAAAAGTGGGCGATGTGGTAACAGCGCCTGATTCGTTCGATATTCAAAACGCTGGGAATGGTTGGTGGCGCATCTCAATTTGTCAGGATGGATCAAACAACGGTTACCCGTTTTTGCTGCTTTCATCCACAGCATCCGCAAGTGATCGAATCAGTTATGCAGGGGATGGAACCAGCGGGCTTTATGTTTACGGAGCTCAATGTGAAGCGTCCGCGCTCACTTCGTTAATTGTAACGTCAGGCTCATCCGCCACACGGGCGGCGGATGTCTGCTCCATCAGTGGATCGGATTTCAGCGGTTTTTACAACGCCGCGGCTGGCACAATCGTAATCGACGCAACAATTCTAGGAGACTTGCCATCGGGTTATCCGCAGCAACTGGCCATCGGGGCAACTTCTGGGAGTGATGCTTTCCTTTTGTTCAGAGGTGTAGCGGAGACTAATTTCTTTAGCCGAGTCGTGTCGTCGAGTTCTGTAGTGGCTCAGGTGACATCAACGGAATCTTTTGATAGGAGGATTCGCGGGATTTCTTACAATGCTGCTGGAGTGTCATTCGCCATCAATGGGGCTGTCACCACGGAAGGGGCGGTGGCTTTACCTGTGGGGGTTACTGAAATGTCAATCGGCTCCAGTCTACCCGCTGGCACTGGAGCAGTCGATAGCCTCATAATTCAGAGGATTCGTTACTACCAAACGCGCATCTCGGATGCTCAACTCCTAGCCCTAACCACTCCATGAGAGATCTTTACCTGAGATTTCCTAGCCGCGAAACTGCCGTTGCGCTCGCCGAGCAATTCGGGCTCTACGTAATGGATTCGCAGGGAGAAGAGCGTCTCGTTTCAGCCTCGCACCAAATGGCAATCGATGTCGTCGGCACAGTTTACGAACCAACGGGCAACATGGTCACCCACAACGGCATGACATCCCCAGAAATGGCCGCTGTGACCGGCTGGCATATCAACATCCGCGTTCTGGATGATGCCTTTCCCATCCCGGAAATCATCAATCAATTTCTCATCACCCCTGGCCCAACGCATCGGCGCTGGGCTGCTTAATTTCGAACCATGGACGTCTCCGACACCATCATCATCGGACTACTCACCGGCGCCGGCACCGTCATCGCGGCCCTCGCCAAGATCCAATATAACAACCTGCAAAAGCAGGTCATCGAGATCACGGCCCGCTGCGCCAAGCTAGAAGCCCGGTGCGACATCGCAGATGCCAAAAATGACGAGCTGAGCAAGGAAAATGCCGTTCTAAAAGTGAAGGAGGAGCAACTCGAATCCTGCCCGGTTCCCAATTGCCACTGGAGAGTAAAGAAGCTCGGAGTTTGACATTCGCCCCGGAGTGTCATGCAACACACACTCCAACAAATCCTGCAGCTGGTTTCCAAGCCTGGCTACAAAACCTCAGAAGGCCAGCTCACCGGCATCCTCGTCTCCGGAGCCGTCCTCACCATCGGAGGAGCCATCAACAAATGGCTCGAAACCAAAACGTCCTCCGATGCCCCCGCCTTCCTCATCGCCATCGCCCTCCTCGTCATCCTCTTCGCCTGCAAGTGGTATAGCGAGCACAGATCCGACATTAAAGGCGAGCTCGGCAAGCTCCTCAACAACCCCATGTTAGTGGAGATCATCAAGCACGTCGAAACCCAGATCATCGACCAAGCCCAAACGCGCATCCCCATTCCCGGCGCCATCCCCATCGAGCCCCGAGAGCGCCCCATCCGCCCCGTCTCATTCATGGAAGCAGCCACCGGCAAGCCCTCAGAGCCGCCCCCGGATCCGCCCAAACCCGGCAAGATCGAAATCCTCCGCTCCGGAGAGACCGAAATCCAAACCTTCGATAACCGGCAGCTGGCCTGTGATGAAGCAGACCGGCTCCGCAAAGAAGATCCAACCCTCAGAGTCTACGTCCTATGAAACTCACTGCCTTCCTCCTCCTGGCCGCCGCCATCCTCATCACCGCCCTCACCAGCGGCTGCCGCGGCCCCTACACCGGCCCACCCATCACCGGCTCACTCGAGTACCAAGGTCTCAAAGGCTCCATCACGGTCCACCCCACCAAATAAGCCCATAAGCCGAATTGGGCCTATTGGCCCCAAATCCGCCCGCCATGAAAAAATGCTTCACCATCCTCGCCTGGGCCATCCTCCCAGGGGCATTCACACTCCTCTGCTGCATCCTCGTAATCGACTACATGCCGCCCATGGACACCGACGAATCCTCCTTCGCCCGCTCCGAATCCATCGACCTCTGCGGCCAGCCCCAGGACGAACCATCCGACGAAAACGAGGACATCGAAGACCCACCCCAAACCTGGGCCGAAGCCCACTGCGCCCCCCACCACTACAAGCCCCCCGAGGCACTAGTCCCCGATCGCTGGCACCCAGCAAATACTCTCCTCAGCCAAAAGCCCTGACCTTCCGTCCTCCGTCCTCCGTCTTCTGACCTCTGACCTCTGACCTCTGACTCACTTCTTCCCATGACCACTGACCAAATCAAAGCCATCCAATCCCGCATCGGAGTCAACCCCGACGGCTTCTGGGGACCAGTCTCCACCGTAGTCTGCAAAAAGCATCTTCGCTCTCTCATGCCCAGCCCCAATCCATGGCCCGCTGCAGACCGCGCCTCCATGATCGTCTACTACGGGCAGCCTGGCGACGAATCACAACACGTCGCCCTCAACGTCGAAGGACTCGGCATCGCCTACGAAGGAGTCGCCAAGAAAACCATTCGTTGCCACCGCAGAATTCAATACCCACTCCTTCGCGTTTTTGAGGCCCTCGCCAAAACTCCCGAGGGCAGACAAATCCTCTCCCGCTTCGATGGCTGCTACAATAACCGCCCCATGCGCGGAGGCACCTCCACCAGCATTCACGCCTGGGCCGCCGCCGTCGATTTCGACGCCGGCAACAACGGAAACCTAACTCACTGGCCCGCCGTCGCCACCATGCCATTCAGCGTCATCGAATCCTTCGCCCGCGAAGGTTTCCTCTCCGCCGGAGCCTTCTGGGGCCGCGACGCCATGCACTTTCAAGCCACGCTCTAACCGCCGCCCGTTTCCAATCCCATTAGACCCATCAGCCCTATTGGCCCCATGAAACAAGCCCCGCACCCAGTCCTCCCCAAAATCTTCGTC